CAATATATGCCGCCTCATCAAATATTAATATTGTTGGAGTATAACCACGAAGAGCATCCTTAGATGTTGCAACCGCTTTAACTTCACACCCATTTGTTAATATAAAATGTCTTTGTGAATTTTTTTCAGATGAAAAACCTACTCCAACCCAACTAGGCCATTGGTCGGTAAATCCCCTAATTTTCTTTGCAACTTCAACGGCAGTATCCAACTTGTTAGCAATGACCAATATTTTTTCAGGACTATTCTTTTTAGCAAAAACAAGTTTTTTAGATGACCATGCCGCAGTAACAGTAGATACCCCAGCCTGTCTGTACTTTAATGCGATATTTTCATTATGATTCTCAAAATCCTCAACCAAACTTATTTGGTCGGGAAATAATTCTAACGGAACATATTTTTGTACCGTATTATCGTATGTTTGGAGATATGTCTTCAACGCATATGGTGTTGATTTCATACACTTGGCATACTCCATTAAAACCGCTTCTTTACTTAAACTCATATTAGATAAATATAGAATAGGTTTATAAATAAGAAACCCCTCAATTAGAGGGGTTTATATTATCCAATTCCTAAACTTTTTAGGAAGTCATCCATGTCATCATCATCGTCATCATCTTCACCACCTAAAGCATCTTCATAATCTTCTTGTCTTAATTCATCTTTGATGTCGTCAACCATTTTTTGTACCATTTTTTTACCTCTGTCAGAACCTGATAAAATTTCACGAGCCATTTTCATGAACTCATCCGCAGATAATTCAGCAAATTTAACCATGAAATATTGTTGTAAGTTTCTTTTATCATCTTCAAATAATTCATCAGGATAAGCTTCTCTGAATTTTTCCCAAATTACAGGACCTAATCTCATGTCCCATATTTCTCCAACAATAGTATCTTCAGATTTTAAAACTGCCTCTTGTCTTCTTTTATCTTGTGGTAGTCCATATGTACCAGCAATCTCCATAACACCTTTAGCCAATTCATGAATTAAAATAGGTAAATTAACACCACGAGCCTTTACTGTTGGTGGGTCAGTTTTCGCATCTAATTCAGATTTACCAAATGTCGATTCACCACTACCCGCCATACCCTGTACCATTGAGTCAGGCATTAACCAATATAAGGAATCAGCAAATGACATAAACACACCATAAAGATTTAATAATCTTGGGTTAATTGCATTTAATTCTCTATTTAGTAATTCAAACATATATGAAGATTTCTTAGCCGCTCCTTGAATTAACGAATTAATAAATCTTCTTTTTGCTTTTTCTAAATCAAATTTTTCAAAAGCATCCATAAAGTCATCCAACTCTTCTTCGTTTTCACCAAACATATCTTCAACCTCTTCTTCTGAAGGTTGTTCTCCTTTTTGTTGGAATCCCTCAGAACCAATGTCACTAGGTTCAGTTAATTTTGCATCAAATTGTAATGCTCCTTCAGGTATTGCAAATTCTTTCTTAATTAGTTCAACTGCCAATTCCTCAAGATATTCTTTATTTTCACTTTCAATCTGAGCAATTTCTTGCATACCTCCCATAACCATCATCTGTAATTGCATCATTGCGTTTTGAGACGTAACATCTTGCATTCCAGTATATCTTTTTAAATTATTGATAACATCTTTAAATCTTCTCGATGCAACCAATTCCTCAAATGAAGATGGTTTGTTAGGTCCTTCAGGTTGAATTTCAGGAAATGCCTTTGATGATGAAAAAGGAGTTTCTTTTTTTTCAATTTTAGATTGAATATCAGGAGACATTCTTTCTGGTCCATCATACTCAACCGGAGCTTCGTTTAAACGACTAACCAATCTGTTTACTAATTTATTCTTATTCATTTTAATCTTCTTTAAACTTTATATCTAATGTGTTAAACTTTAGGAAGTTAGGTAATTTACTCTTATTTCCACCTTTAGGTGCTGGGTCAGTGTTTGGCGCCGGTTGAAAAGGACTTCTACGTTTTGGAGTAGTAGTTTTTTCCTTTTCTTTAGTCTTCTCTTTCTCTTTTGTCCCCGCTCCTTTAGGTGCTGGGTCGGTATTAGGAGCTGGTTGAAAAGGACTTCTACGTTTTGGTGTGGTAGTTTTTTCTTTTTCCTTAGTTTTTTCTTTAGTCTTACTATCCTCAATAATCATTTTTTGAAATTTGATGGTTTCTAATAAATCTTTTTTTGTCATTCTTGGTCTTAAACTTTCTTCAACAATATCAGTCATTTTTTGCTCCATAATATATTCATATGGATTCTTACCTTCTTCAATTTTTCCCTTAACACCTAAAACGCATTTTTCATATTTGTTTTTTTCTTTCTTAGTCCATTCACTTCTTTCAGTTGTTCCAAATTTCTCTCCCATAGTTGTTGTACAAATAGCCCAAGGATTTTTTTCATTTTTTTTCTTAGACTGTTTTTTTTCAGTGACTTCAATTTTAGCATTTGGGTCAAGTCTTTGTAGTTCTAACGCCTTCGCTGGGTCTTTAACCATAATAGCTTCTTTAGTTTCAGATTTTTTCTTATAAATATTTTTATCTTCTTGTTTAGTTGTAGCTTCATTTAATTTGTTACCAACCATTCTTTTGTGTAGCAAAGTTAATTGAGATTCATTTAACTTTAATAAAGTTTTTTTACTAAATCCAATTGAGAGCATTTCTTGTATTTTTTGTCTTGTACTCATTTTTGTTCGAATTCTTTATAATAATCAAGGATTATGTCCTTTTCATATAGTTTATCTTTTACTTCTTGTTCAGTCATACCATAATGAAAAACCAATCTATCATCAATATCCTTATCAGTTTCCCAAGCTAACGCAACTACTTTATCAACTCCGTCCTTCATACAAAAAAAATCGGAGTTTTGAATGAGCTCCATTTCTATTTCGTCTCTATTCAATACTCCTACTTTTTTAATCTTATCTATTTCAGGTGAGGTTGGGTTACCATTCGCAGGAACACTATCCCAATCATCCCCCCAAATATCCTCACTTTCTGAAAAAATAAATTCGTATATTTTATTTCCTCTATAATTTGAACCTAATCCATTAACAAATACTAAAAAACTCATAGGATTTTACCACTTGGTGACACTTTGAGTTGTTTATTTTTGTTTTCAAACACTAAATTACCTTTGTTTGTTTTACCAACAAAATTAACTTCAGGGAAATTTTTAATAATATCTTTAGCAACTTTTCTTTGATTTAAAGATTCACTTAGTCTGTTAATTTCAACAATTGAAGTTTTAACTCGACTTTCGTTAATTTGTTTTTTGATTTGTTTTTTTTCTGTGATGAATTTTTTTTCATTCTCATTGATTGCAAAATAATTTTTCAAAATTCTATCAACTTTACTTTCAGAGAAAATATTACCAAATACTTTACCTAAGAAGTCGTCTTCACTAACTTCTCCATCATGCATCATCTCATTATATTGCTCACCCATTTCACCTTCAGGTTCCGGTACAGTTTCTTCATCATCATTTGCCATTTCTTCGTCAGATGGTTCATTTTCCATATCCTCATCACCCATATCAAACTCACTATCTTCATCTTCACCCTCTAATTTACCAATAATATCTTCTTTATCTTCCTCATCTAAATTATCACTAATTGCTGAGATAATTGAATTAACAACATACTTAGCATCTTTCGATGAAATTTCTTCTTCTTGGTTTTGTAAATCTCTAATTTTTTGAGCTAATTTACCTGTTAATTTTTGAATCGACTTAAAAGTTACTTCATCATTATCTTCCTCAGCATCCATTGACATATCGTCAGATGGTTCTGGCATGTCCATGTCTGTATCTTCAGGAGCGTCAGGTCCCATATCTACACCCATATCAGTTAAAGATGTCTCAGGTTCTGAAGGACCTCCAACAGGAGCAGGAGCCGGAGATGGTTCAGGTGCCGGAGGAGGTGTTGATGACTCAGGTTCAGTTGTATTTGGTGTCGGAGTTTTTAATGTATATTTTTTTTGTTCGGTAAACAAAGAAATACCTTCAGTAGTTTCAGTTAAATTATTAACTTCTTTAGCAATTAAGTTTAATCTTTTAAATGCTGAAGAATATGAAGAATAATGTCTTCTATTTTGCATTGGTTCGATATAGTCAGAGTGAGACTCATCAATTCTTTTCTTAATTACATATCCACTCTTTTCTTTAGCGATTTCGTATGTGTTACCATCAGCCAATTTTATTTGGTAATCAACACTTGATGTTTCATTAATTGAATTTGGAACAACCTCTTTATATCTGGCAATCTCCATAATTCTTCTCAATTTCTCATCTCCTTGTAGTTTTTCACTACCTATTGGTTTTAGTTTACTCATTTTTATATTTTTTTTAACTATTTAATCCATCAAATCCACCAATGGTCACAGCGTTTAATTGTACAACAGTATCTCCACTATTTGATGCTCTAGAATAAATGGGATGTGGTTGTAATGTTGATATACACGTTACGCATGACCCTGTAGTTTCGTTAATTACAAGATAAGTATAAGTGCCTGATGAATATTGTGCCATAGTAGTTTTCTTAATAAATATATTGTTATACGTGATTTTTTTTAAATATTCAAAAAATATAAAATATCACTATAACGAAAGTTCTTTATCTAATAAATTGTTTTCTAAATTAAATAATTTTTCTAAGTAATTACTACGTCTAAGGTACTTGAACACCAAGTTTTCGTATGAATATTCTCCGCCTTCTTTGAGTCCTGAACTTCTGTATTTTTTTAATTTGTCTTTAAACTTCTTAATATATTCTCTTGCTTCATCTATATTTTTAAGAGATGCACTTTCAACAACAGTATCAATTTGATTGGTCCAGTTTTTAATCTTAGATTTTAATAATTCCGTATCAATTTTTGGATTTTCTTTTTCAGGTTTAACTTCCCATTTATCAAACATAACTGAGTATACCCCTGAACTAAAATGTGATTCACTTGAGTTTTGAGTATAAAGTTCAACCTCATAACCAAAAATTCTAATATCATGGTTAGTATTGAATATTGTTTTTTTAACTGTAAATAACTCTTGATATAATGGTAGTAACTCTTTGTCGAATTGTTCAAAATCACAAACAACATGTAAGTCTATGTCAGAATATTCAGACCAGTTAAAATTTGCTAGTGAACCCGTGAATATAACATCGTCAACAATTATAGGAACACCTAAAAATTCAATAAACTCATTAGCAATTTCTAAAAGTTTAGTACGTACCTCAGTATTTAACGAATTATCTGATTCCCAAATCTTAGGATTTAACTCGTCCTTTGAAAAAAAACTTTTTATAATGTTACTACTTTCCACGATTATAAATATCAAAAAAATTATAATCTTTTATATTTGTAGTTTTTTGCAATGTTTTTACTAAAAAAACTTCCTTGTGATTCAGACATTCTAAATCTTGTGTAGATTTGTAATGGAACTTCCTCATATTCATAAACAGTACCATTATTAAAGTTAACAATTAGTTTACCTGTTTCAGTATCTAATTCTGTACGATTAATATTTGTGGACACAATTTCACAAATAATTTTAGTTCCTTTGATTTCTTCTTTTTTGATTGCCATAATTTTTATGTTTAAACTTATTAGTGTTAATCATAACTACTAATAGTTGAATTTTAAATAAAACGTAATTACATTTAAAAAAAAAGATATGACAGATTCTGTAGATGATGGTATGAAAGGTCCAAAAAAAGTAGAAACTAATTCAAATACACCGGTATTAGACAACTTTAGTCGAGATTTAATTAAATTGGCCGAAGAAGGTAAACTTGACCCAGTCGTTGGTCGAGAAGGTGAAATCTTAAGAATTGCACAAATTCTATCAAGAAGAAAGAAAAATAATCCTATCATTATTGGTGAACCTGGTTGTGGTAAAACTGCAATTGTGGAAGGTTTGGCAATGAAAATTTATGATGGAGATTGTCCTCGTAATCTTGTTGATAAAAGAATTTTATCTTTAGAATTAAATTCAGTAATTGCCGGAACAAAGTATCGTGGTCAGTTTGAGGAAAGATTAAAGGTAATCCTTGAGGAAATCCAAGCGAACCCAAACGTAATTTTATTTATTGATGAAATCCATACTATTGTTGGGGCAGGTAACGCTTCGGGTTCATTGGATGCTTCCAATATCTTAAAGCCGGCACTATCTCGTGGGGAAATTCAATGTATTGGAGCAACAACATTAGACGAGTACAAAAAACAAATTGAGAAGGATGGTGCATTAGACAGACGTTTTCAAAAGGTTGTGGTTAGTTCTTCAACAAAAGAAGAAACATTACAAATTCTTAAAAATGTTAAAGACAAATACGAATTCTATCATAGAGTAAATTACTCTGATGAAATACTAAAAATATGTGTGGATTTAGCAGAACGATATATTACTGATAGAGAGTTTCCTGATAAGGCTTTTGATATTTTAGATGAAGTTGGAGCAAGAGCTCAAGTTGATGTTAAAAATCCTGAGATTATTGACGAATTAAAAAGACAAGCTCAAGAGATTAGAAATCAAAAGTTACTTGTGGTTAAAAAACAAAACTACGAAGAAGCCGCAAATCTTAGAGATAAAGAGAAAAAAATCATTACCCAATTAGACATCGAAAAAAAGAAGTTTGAACAGGAAATGTTAAGTAATAAAAAAGATGTTCCTGAGGAATTGGTATATGAAGTTGTATCAACGATGACCAAAATTCCTTTAACTAAATTAAGTTTAGATGACAAAAATGTCTTAATTAATTTAGAACAAGAATTATCTAAATCAGTTATTGGCCAAAAAGAGGCAATCCAAAAGATTTCTAAATCAATCAGAAGAAATAGACTTGGTATTAAGGACCCAAATAAACCAATTGGTTCATTTATTTTCTTAGGTTCAACAGGAGTTGGTAAAACTTTGTTAGCGAAAGAATTAGCCAAACAAATTTTTGGAAGTGATGATAATTTGATTAGAGTTGATATGAGTGAGTTCCAAGAGAAACATACCGTATCTCGACTAATTGGTTCCCCTCCTGGTTATGTTGGTTATGATGAAGGAGGTCAACTAACAGAACAAGTTAAAACTAAACCTTACTCTGTCGTACTATTTGACGAGGTTGAGAAAGCTCATAAAGATATTTTTTCAGCACTACTTCAATTATTGGATGAGGGTTATATGACTGATAGTTATGGTCGAAAAATCAATTTCAAAAATTGTTTAATCATTATGACATCAAACTTGGGGGTTAAGAAAATGCAAGATTTTGGTTCAGGAGTTGGATTCGGTACAGGAAACAATATATACGCCAACGAAGAGTTGAAAAAGAATATGTTAAACAAGGAACTTAAAAACCACTTTGCACCTGAATTCATTAATCGTTTAGATGAGGTTATTGTATTCAATACTTTATTGAATGATGACGTTAAGAAAATTGTTGGTGTTGAAATTGGTAAGTTAGTAAATCGTTTATCCAATTTAGGATACAACATTACATTTGATGAAACGGTTACTGATTTTATTTCTAAAGTTGGGTTTGATGATGTTTACGGAGCAAGACCTCTTAAAAGAGCAATCCAAGAAAAGATTGAGGATTTTATATCTGACGAAGTTTTAAAGGGTACTATTGAAGACGGGAAATCTTATAAAATATCACTGAAAGAAGAAGAAGTTTTACTTGAAGAGGTTGTAACTGAAAAAGTTAAAAGACCAAGAAAGAAAAAGGGAGAATAATCTCCCTTTTTTTTATAGTTGTATTTTTGATACGTTATTATATTCGTATTTCTTGTGCCCTAGTTCATCTATCATTTTTTTACCTGCATAAATCCCCGCGAATACTTCATCCACAACAACATATTCATTTTTTGTGTGGTAACTATGATAACCTACTGAGATATTAATACAAGAAAAATCAAATTTATTTTTAAGTTGCCATACATCAGTGAATGGATGTCTCATAAATTGAGGTTCAGATAACATATTCTCATTCAAAACCTGTTTAGCTGTAGTATGGAACATAGAATCGGTTTCAAATAATTTTACACCATAACAATATTCAGTTACCATATAATCGCCAGGTGCGTCAAACTGAATTGCATATCCCACATTTGAAAAGAACTTTGGGTCAGCATTTTTTGAACCAATACACCCAACTTCTTCTGATACAAAGAACGCCGCTTTAATCACATCAAACTCTTCAAGTAATTGAAGACAAGCAAATACCCCACATTTATCATCTCCACCAATACCTGTAGGGTCTCCGTTATCGTTAAATGCCTTTAAACTAAAACTCTCAATTCCCTTTGAATTTGGTAGTTGCATTTCTCTAACGTTGATGGTATCCAACTGATGAACCGTATCAGTATGTGCGACAACACAAGGATAGTATTCATCATACCCAATACTTCCTTTGGTCACATAAATGTTACCAAGTTCGTCGATTGAATAATCGTACTTTTTTTGGGTAAAATAATTAATTAGGTATTCAATCATTTCATCTTCTTGAAATGAGTGTGTTGGTACCGATAGTACGGATTTAAGAAAGTCTATATTTTCAATCATAAGAACAAAGATAGTTAAAATCTTGACTCAAACAATGTTGGGTGATATAAATAAGTTAAAAAATTTTTCAGGTTGGTTGAATATTTCTCAGTATTTGACCCCCATCCCCCTTTTCTTTCTAAAAAAATAATTTTCCCGTCAACAACATCCTGAATTCTAAACTCAGTATTTGATTCTTTACCAAATGTTTTTTGAGGTGGTAATTTGTACCATTGGTTAAATTCATACCCTAAATTATATAATTTATCATAAATTTGTACATTTTGTTTCAAACTTCCTGATTCCATCTCCTCCTCAACTTTTTCCATAATCTTGTCAAGATTGTTTTCGGCGTTTCTATTAAAGGATTCTCTATCAAAATTTTTATCGTTGTAATACGAGTAATAGTCGTCATATAAGTCTTCATCAAGAATTAAATCATTTTTAATATTTAAATTATTTAAAACTTTTAAAATATCGTCGTCTTCATTTGAACCTGACTTTTCCCATAATTTAATTACACTATTGACTGTTGACAAATACTTATAACCACATTTTTGTTCATATATTCCAAAATCATTCCATTTATCACATAATTTATTCCTGATATATTCTCCTAACCCCGTAACTAAAGCATCATCATATAATGACGAATATTCATACGACAAATTACTAATTTCTCTTTCAAACGTATCAATCATAAATTTAAACGCACTACTATCATTACTATCTTTAATAAATGTTTGATACAACGATGGATTAAGTATTTTTAATATATTTTTAAATTTTTCTTGGTTTTCTTCACTTAACTCTTGATAAATGTACCCTTCCTTCCATTCTTCATCGCTATGGTAAGACGCATCTATAAACACACTATCGTAACTCCGATAATTATTAAATGCTACATTAAATAAAAAACTATTATTATTGTCGTGGTCATCTGAATCAATGAACAATTTATTATATTCATCTCTATCACTAAATTCTAATAGAACTAAAGATTTACTTCGATTTTGACTTTTATCATATTTAATTTTTATAATACTATCATCGTCGGCATAATAAACATCGTTAGGTTCGGCCTCACCATTCACATATTCTTTTAGAGTACTCAATAACCCCATAATACTTTTTTTAAATAAATACTTGTGTATTTAGGAATATATTTATATATTTGTAACGTAGTTCTTTGATTTATGGGGATGTTTTTGGATTTGACAGGAATGCATTTGGCATAAAACGCACGTCGGGGCTAAGCTAACCTCGTTTAACTGGCTTAAAACACAAATGGCAACACAATTGCAAAACTTTCTACACTCGGTTTAATCCGTACTGAAGAAGTATCTGTAGCTTAATTTAGAATTAACCTACTAGGGGTCGGCAGACATACAACCTTGCAACAGAAGTCGTAGTCGTGGTGTGGTTTCTACCCAAAAAGAAACAAACCCCTTATTTGTCAGATATGGAAGGGTAATCTAATCTGAATATTTTGGGATATTAAGAAATAATATCAACCTAAGCGTGTAGTGTTTTATGGTAAACATTTTTGGACCTGGGTTTAGTATCGGACCCATAACATAGTAATATGTTATTAAAAATTGGAAGAATTCAGTGAACTCTTAACAGGTAATGCTGATGACAATACTGAGCCGAGCCTCGTAGGAAGAGGAAGGTGCAGAGACTAGTGGGATTTAGACGCTTCTAATGTAATACCACACAAGAATCCAACACCCTACATCTGAGGGTGATGATATAGTCCAGTTAGTAAGGAAACTTATTATGTTTAGCGACTCCCGGCATCTCCACCATTTAAATAAAGGGACTTCAGTCCCTTTATTTTTTTAAGTTATTTGAAATAATGTTCAAAAACTCAATTAAATGTTCGTCAGTCATATCATTTTTCAAGTGATTAATTGCTCTTGATACCCATCTTACATTACCCTTAACATACCCTTTGCTAGAATCAATCCTGTCTAATGATGCGGAATATCTTTGGTCTTTAAAAATTTTTGTGTAAGCATTCAATACTAGTTTTACACCTGAGAATGGGCAAACACCTTGCTGTTCTTCCCATATTTGTTTCAAATACTCTAAATTAATATTAAAATCTCGGTATCTTTTTTTACAATTTCTATAATGATATCTAAATGGTGTAAACTCATCTCTAACATTTCCCGAATGTTTCGATATATCATAGTTCTTATTTCTGTCCCCAAAATTTTTAGCATTACCAACACCCGAACACTTTCTAGTACAAAAATTTCTTCTATTTAATTTTAAATTTCTATTAATTTCTGATTGAGGTTTTTCAAATATAACCCCACAATTGTCACAGGTACAACTACCCATTTTTCTACCATTATGTCTTTTACTCATAATAATAAATATGTGGAGATGGTAAAAAGTTGTGGAGACGGAAATTAAAAATTATTTTAAATAGAGGATTCGTCCTCTATTTTTTTTATATTATCACAAATTGTTTTTGTTGAGTTTAAATCTTCAATTTTTTCAGGGTTATAGGAAATATGGAAATGTCCTCCAGTTGCTCCCGCTGATGGGAATTTATACTCATCAATAAAAGAAAACCCTTTTAATTTTTCTCTTGCTGAACAAAAAACATAATAAACTTTTTCAACAATCTTATCATTTTTAGGGGATATGACTAAATCTAACGCCTTACCTTTTGCGTGATTACTATTTGGATATCTTTGGTGGAATTGGTCATTCCCACTAGTAATTCTAATGTCTATTTCA